GGAGGTCAGCAGGTTTCCCTGGAACTTTACTGCTGGCGTGCTAAGTTGTAGCGCGCAACTCAACTCCTACTGCGGGCAACCGTGGAATCCCTAGGACGCGAGCTGGTTCACTCATTGCATCAGCAATGCGGATCTGGGATCACCTTGAGTGCGCACTTGCGGTGGACTGCTGACAACAGCGATCCGCTAGTGTTAGATCTCGAGCTGTGAACAGATCTTACTGCGTGCTGGTGCAGTGTTTGTGGCAATTGACGGCGGGAAAGAAAGCTGACGGCCACCAAAGGTGGAAATGAAGTCCTGGGCAAGCAAGACGTCGCGCAGACGTCGCGTTAGCCTAAGGCGGGTGAGCTGATCCAATTGAAGTGTTGCCGGAACTTCATGCGGGCGCGATGCTCATTGTCATGGTCGTGCAGAGTTTTACTGCTTCCGTACCAGCTGCTTCGGTGGCTTAAACGGTGTGGACATGAGGCCTTCAGTGGCGGATTGGAAACCATACTGGCTGATTCTCAAGCGCTTGTATAAATAACGAGCGCTACCAAGGGATGTGGCTGGGTCGCCCCCGACACGATAGCGCTAGTGTATGACCTGCGGATAAGGACGTTCGCGAGGATAGAGCGGAGGGCAGGAGGGATTCTGCCCAGGCGAGGAGAAATGCAGCGCGGGCCGCAGCGCTGCAGGGGAATCTGGAGCAGGCCAGGCTTCAGGTTTCCCGCGCACAGCGGGCTGTCAACAAAAATCGCACCAAGGCTCGTCGCGAGGAGCGCGAGGAGTCTAGACGCGCAAGGTCCCAGCGCGAGGTGGCTCAGGGTGTGAGTACTCTTGTTGACGAACGCGAGGCCGCCGGGCACAATGCGGAAGTGCACCGGTTGAATGGGAACACGGACGAGAAGGGCAAGGGGCCCGCGTCGCCGGACTTGGGGGAGAAGCGGCCTGTGTATTCAGGCGCTGGGCCCAAGCGAGGGACGCGTCCGAAGCCTGTGATTTGCCGCCTGTGCGGAGGGGAGGGCCATACTAAGAGGCATTGTCCGTTGGCGGACGGGCGTGCCCCCGAAGATGGTGCCTCGACGAGCACAGCAGTACGTGTTGCTGCGGTTGAGGAGGATGAGGCCATAACCCGTGGGTTGGTGCTGCACGAGTACTATCCCATGTTCAAGAGGGCTGACCTTATCAAGTTGGTTCGCGCCGGTCACTACGTGGCCCTGAAGGATGGCGGACTAAGTCCCGAAGCCGTGGCGGATGCGTTCGGCCTGGAGCTGCCAGCGAAGGAGGAGCCGGTCCCTGCACTCGGCGTCTTCCAAGGGGTTGAAGTTCCGGAGGCGGCAATGCGCGATAAGGAGTGGCTGCTATTCGCTACCTGTAGGGCGGCGATAATAGTGATGGGGGTGCTTCTCGGCATTCTCGTCATTATGGGTGCGTGGAGGGTGCCGGCCCGCATTTTCCTGAAGGCCGAGAATTTGCCCCAGTTGCCGTTTCGCATGAGTGTGCATGCGGGACTGGGGTGGACTCTCTGGCTCGATTGGTTGATGTTGGCCGCGTATTACTTGCTAGCAGGCCATATTGCTGCAGTGGCGCTCTTCTACTTGTTCAAACGGAAAAACGACTTCCGTGTCGAGACCATGGTCGCTTATATGGATGCCGACAGGCGTCTGTGTACGAGCATGCATGTCGACAAGCACAAGGATGGAGTGCGCCTTCACAGGTATCGGTGGTTTGAGTATTCATGGCACTGGCCGTTCAGGGTCGTGAAGGATCTCTATGTCGTTGACCACTGGGCTTCGATTGCACTGTCGGAGTACGGGTTCTCGGGGGATGTGGACATGTTCCTGAAGAATGTCCACTTGAAGTTCTTAAGGGCGGCGGTTCTCGGGGTTGAGGACCGTTGGTATGTCTGCTTCAAGGAAGGGACTACGGAATTCCTGCGGCTCTATTTGCGCGGGGATTTTCCCCATGCCGTGCCGGGGGGCTGGGCCCCGGACGGCCACTGAGTGAGCGGAGAGCTGGAGCCTCCACGCGCGTTGCTTTGGGTTATCGCGCGTCTGAGGTGCCCGTGCCTAAGCCGAAGGAGTCCCGTGGGGACATTCGGGTGGGCAGGAAAACTCAGAGACTGCGGTCGGTTGCTAGTGCCAGCCTGCCAGCAGTACCGGAAATCCCGGATGTCGGTCCGCCTAGCCCTGACCGCTACGACAAGGCGACGATAGTTGCGGGAGTGAGGCACAGGTACGCGCGTAAGGTCCCTCCGACAGATTCTGTCCTAATGAGGGAGTTCCGTCAATTCGTGCGTGGTTGGGTGAGGGAGAACCTAGAGCCAATGGGGTCGGTCTACGACTTCGAAGATTGGCTCGGTACTACTTCGTACAACGAAGCGCGGAAAGATCAGCTCCGGGCAGTCCATGACCAATGGTTTGGGCACGGTGGATTGCCAACGTCGAGGAAGGTGCGGCGTAAGCTGCTCTCGTGTGTTAAGTCGTTTGTTAAATCAGAGTCCTACCCTGAGTACAAAAACTGTCGGCTTATTAATGCGAGGGCGGACATCGCCAAGGTTTTCTTCGGCCCCATAATTAAGAGTATGGAGGAGGTAGTCTACAAGTTGGCGCCATTCATAAAACATGTTCCGTTGCCGGAACGCCCTGAATTGTTGAGGAAACTCAAGAAGGCGGGGTGCCGTTACTTAGAGTCGGATCACACTGCGTTTGAAGCACACTTTACTGTGGAGATCATGCGCGTTGTGGAATTCGAGGTTACGCGTTGGCTGTTAAGGTCGATGCCGCGCCTTGAAATGCTTCTCGAGGAAACGGAGTCGGGGACGAATGATTGTTATGTGAAGTCGGCGGACATCAGGGTATTGCTCCGGGGGTTCCGGTGCTCTGGTGATATGTGGACTTCGTTGTTCAACGGGCTAGGTAATTGGCTGTCCATCGCCTTTGCCTGCCACAAGCTCGGGTCAAAGCTGGAAGGGTATGTCGAAGGGGACGACGGCATATTTGCTATCCAGGGTGCTGTGCCAACCAAGGCATTCATGGAGAAGCTCGGGTTTGAGGTTAAGTACGTTGAGCACGACGATCCTGCGACGGCGTCGTTTTGCGGGATGATACTGGCTGGTGACCAGATCATCAGGGACCCATCGAAGTTCTTCATGAACTTCGGGTGGAGCGACCGTTTCCTGGGGGCAGGCCATAAGGTGAAAAACCAGCTCACCTTGGCTAAAGCACTGAGTGCCCTCTACGAGACGCCGAACTGTCCGATAGTGGCTGCCGCTGCTCGTTTTGTCTATGATAGGACGAAAGGCGAGCGGCCACGATTTGTCGAAGGTGCATACCGGACAGTGCCATCGGATTTTCATCCGCCACCAACCCAGATAAGCGAGGAGACAAGGGAGTTGTTTTCTCTCAAGTTTGGGATTGCACCAAGCGCACAATGCCTAATGGAGGAGAGGGTGATGAGCGGGGACTGGTCATGCCTCGCTGCGTTGCCGTTCCATCCACATGTGCGGGACTACGGCGTTCGGTACACCGAGGTGTGCTGAGCGGCGGTTAGGCAGAGTG